CCATGCCGGTCAGCGTTATGTCATATCCTGAACGATCCCCAAACGCCGTGCCAGTTTGTGCTGTGCCTGCGCTCATGTCACAGCCATTGGCCGCACCGAGCAACCAATAGCGATCGTTCTGATCTCGTACGATTGCCAGCACCCTGTTGCGTGCTAACAACCTCAACTCATTACGTACAGCGACCTGCAGTTTGTTGATGATAAACTGCACGTCCTGTTGGTAGAATACCGTGCCATTTTCCAAACTGACGTTGGCCGTCTCGGTCATTTGTGACGTTGCCTTGGTCAGGTCGTATTCGTAGAACGCACTGGTGTAGCCGGTGAATCCTGTCACCGTGCCACTGCCATTCGTTGCTACAGTGCCTGTCGCGTTGAGGACCGCAATGCGGACCTCTTTGATGCCACCTGCCGCATCCCTGCAGCCAAGTGCATATCCGGTGGTTAGTCCGCAGCTCATACTTACGCTAATTTCCAGTCAACGATAAACTCAGGATAGGCGAATTGCACACCCGCTTTGAATGCGGCTTGGAATCGCACCTCGTCATTGTCACGGCTGTGCCAAATGCTAAACTGCTCCTCGTCGCTCAGCAGGTCGGTGCCGTAGAACATGTTGTTCAGGTAAGTGGTCACAATTCGACTAGTCGAATTCAGTCCATTCACGGCCACTACTTTGATGTTGGTGCCTGGGAAGAATTGCTCGCCTGTCTGCATGCCCTCGGCAGTGTAGTGGAAGTTACCAGTTCCTGATCCTACGTTGATAAAGGCGTTCATCATCAAGCGGAAGGTGTCCCATCCGCAGAATGCAACCAAGTCCTCACGATTCAAAACTTCAACCGGTACGCGGGTGTAGATTTGCTGGAAGATGCCAATCACATTGGCAGCGGTGATTGCGCCTGAAACTGCTGAAGTGTTGCCACTTACAACCGTTGCAGATGCCGCATTCAACAACGTGTTGAAGCCATCAAACTTGTTGGTTTGGATGTTGGTGTTCGACGTTGCAGTGCTACCCTGCCAAATTGCAGTTTCAAGGGCAGCGGCGATCTTGGCGGCCTTCTGCTCGCTGTATGCTTGTTCGAATGGAACGCCAGTGTAGTTGCTACCTGCCGTCAACTGCGTTTGCATCCAGTAGCTCTCAAGTGATCGTGGGCAAATCGCCTCTTGCACCTTGACAGCACCCACGGTGATCGTGCGCGCGCTGAAGCTGGTAGTGCCGGAAGGATTCCATCCACACGATGTTCCCGCGATGAATGGTGCGTCGGTGTCCATCAGGTTCAGATTGGCAGCACTCTTGATGCCAACCTGCTTTTGGATCATGGAAGCGGTCTTCGCGCTGAAGACTGCTTTGGTTATCAACGGCAGACGCTGCTGGTCCGTGTACGTCGATAAACTGGATAAAAATGAATAGGCCATATTTTTGGTTTAGATTGTTTTTTTAAGTTCTTGAATTGTCTTGACTAATGCGCTGAAGTTCTCCTCTTTGCGGACCTTGTGGCTGGCAATGACGCCCGGAAGCGTTGGCGCCGCTGGTGCCGTTGGCTGCTCGCTCACCTTATCCACGATGTCCACCATCGTCTCCATGTGCGACGCCATTGCCTCCATTTTCTTACGCTGTGATCCCAGCTCGGTCATTGCTGCCTTCAACTCATCCATGATGGCTTGCAAGTGCTTGGCAACAATCTCCGTCACCACTTCAGGCGTCATCGTTGGATAGGCCTCGGCGATCTCACTTACTACTTCAGTGGCAACTTCCGGTGTGATCTCGGCTTCCACTTCAACTGCTGCAGGTGCTTCTGCAGTCAGCGGCGTCACCTCGGTGATCTGCCCGCCTACGGTCACCACGCTACCCACGTCCGGGATGGTGTGGGTGCCGTCAGGTGCTGGGATGACTTCATCCTCAGCAATTACGTATACTGGCGTGCCAACTACCAACTCGCCATCCACGCGCACAACGGTGCCGTCCTCCAGGGTATAGTCAGCAAAGGCTTGTGGTGCTTGTCCACTGAACTTCCGCAGTTCAGATCGCAGCACGTCTATTGCGTTCTTCAAATTCATAATTTGGGTCTTTGATTGGAAATATACCTAGGGTTCAAATGTTGCAAAAAAGCAGTCAAATCTTTTGCTAGTGCCGCCATCTCCGCCTCCAAGGTCCTGCGTGCTGGCATCATGCCAAAGACGCCCTCGACGCTGAATCCTGTGAACTGGTCGCGCTCTTCCCACACTTTGTCGTTCTCGACTTTGAACGAACCAAACCAACTGCCATCCTTCGCATCCTCGTAGCCATTAGGTGGATTCACGCCACGTTCGCGGTCGATCAGGTAGCTTTCAAACATATACACGCCGTCTAGTTGTTGGCTGTGTTCAGCATTGACGTTGTGTTGGTTGTTCTGCTTGAAGTAACGCTGGACGATCTTGCGGATGGTAGGCGCATCAAAGACCACGTAATATTCGCCGTAGGTTTCATCGCTGCGGAAGATCGGCGTGTCGGCCATGATCAGCGGTCCTGTCAGCACTCGCTTTTCGTTGGTTTCGCTGAATCGTTGCTTCTTGGCAAACGCTTGGAACGGCCGCTCGATTGCTGGGAACTCCACCAGGGCAATGTAGTTGACGCCTTCGTCAACTTCATCGATGGTCATCTTGTAAATGGGATAGCTATCCTTCATGATTGGAAATATACCTACACCCCTAAAGTTGCAAATTCGCCCATCCGTCTCAGCCGTGTTGATGTTTGCTGGATGTCGCGCTCTACGACGTATGCCCGGATGCCGCCATTCGACTGCCCTTGGTTTTGTCCAAATCCTGTCAAATCCGTGGACTGCGGCGTTCCGAAGATCGGTGGCGCTCCGGGTGTAACGGTGCCGCCTCCGCCTCCGCCACTTGGCACTCCTGCCGGTGATGGTGGTGGTGATGCGGATGTCGATGTGAATGTTGTCTTCTTGATGGCCGCCACCCTGCCCAATCCTTGTGCCACGGCAGCAATCGCAGCCAAGGTACCACGAATAGGGCTGTCCGGTGTTGGCACTGGAAAGAATTGCGACTGATATGCTTTGTTGGCCGATAGGTAGGTGTCCACAAGCGTCATGGCAATATTGAATTGTTTCGCGCCCTCAAATCTTCGCTTCTGATGTGCTTCGCTACTCTTGCCAAATGCATCCATCATTGCGAATGTTGCCTCTCCAATACTACGCGCTGCCAGTGTGTACATTTCGCGCATCGCTGTCATTCGCTCAAACTCTGTCTGCAGTGCTTTTGTTGCATCGTCTTGAATGGATTTTAATAATGCGCCGCGTTCATACCCTTCCAGCTTTATTAGATTTACATATCTTTCCTGCACCGGAATAAGCTCATTTGTTGCCTTCATCTGCATTGGTTTGATTTCAACCGCATCTGCTCTTTCCATGGCATTCAACTCTTTGCGAATCTTCAATGTTTCCGCAAGTGCCAAGTTATATGCCGCCTGTCGATCGCGCATAGTTGCCATCAGCTCAGGAATCATAACTCCTTCTTTGCCAAAGAATTCTATTGCTTCGTTTAGGTCTTTCTGCGACTTTGCCAAGCCTTCCAATGTCAACTGCTGTTCCTCTTGTGCTGCCTTTAATTTTAGCGTCAATACAGTGCGTTCATCCAGTCCTTGTGCCTCGGCCAACGCTGCGACGCTTTGCGCTAAACTGATACCGGCTAACCTCGATTTATAGATGTCATCAAGTAGCTTGCTTTCCTCAGCCAACCGCTTGTTGAGGCGCTCCAATGCATCCGCCGCTTCTTTGTCCGCCTCTTCTTTCGACCTGGTTGCATTCTCGGCGTTATTCATCTCCCTGCTACTCCTGGCTAATGCTTCGGCCAAGAATCCCAATCCAACTACAACTGCACCAATGCCCGTGCTGATCAACGCAATCCGCATCGCTTTAGTTGCCAGGATGCTAGAATTAACCGCCGCCGTGTATGCATTCTGCGCCGTGGTCATCAGCTTGGTGGTCAGCACCCCCCTGGCGTTGATCAACTCCGCCGCTTGCTGCACTCCCATCAGCAATGCCGTTGCTGACTGCACCTTGAGCAACACCTTCTGCAGATCTTCATTCTCATCGCCTAGCAATCCAGCAGCACCCTGAGCAATGGCCATTCCTGCCGCTAATCCCTGGGCCGCCTCGGTGACCATGGCTAGGCCTCTGCTTCCTGACTTGGCATAGGCGTCGATCGTCTTCTCCACACCTTCAATCTGCCCCTTTAGCTTACCAGCC